TGCGTTACCTGTTTATTTAAGGTTAAGGCCTGGCGGTAATCGATGGTTATCTCATCCCCTGGTTGGCCGCCCAAACTTCCCGCTATGTGGCGCTTAGCGACTAGTAAAATATCCCCGTGCATATCGGCTACCATTTCCGCGTTTGGATTTGCTGAGTGATTCGTATAGCGCCCCGCTGGCGTGCGTAGCCCACCGATACGCGCAGGCGCAATAACCTCGCCTTTAAAGATATCCGCGCAACAAATCAGCCCCTTACCTTGAATCGTGGAGAGTGCGATTTGAAATTTATAAGCGCCCATCGGAAAGGTAATTTGATCGGTGGTGTTCTCGGATTCTTGCCGCACGTACTCGGCGTTTAATCCTGACTCAAACAAAAACGCCTCAAAGTCCGCGTTATCTTTATCGCGGTTGAATTTAAAGGCGGCCTCTAGCTCTTGGAACGTGTCGGACTTATCGAGTAAGTCACGCTCTAAGGTTTCAACGTCTGTTTCAGTGGTGGCGTAAATGTTTAGCCATACGGTGCGCTCATGCACGTAAGCCACCTTGCGCCCTGGTTGCGCCACGCAAACAACCGGCGCACATAGCTCGGAACGCGAGCCATCATCGTTTAGCAATGTCATGCGCCCGGACAGCATCACGTTTAAATGTGCATGGCGGTGACGGTGGCCCATCACAAAGGTGCCCGCCTCTAAGGTCACTTGCCGTATATAGATGCCGGGCGCAAAGGCGTGCACACAATCGGCGGCCACTTGCGGCAAGCCCTGTAGGAAACTTTCTAACTTGTCGAGGGTGGGCGGCGCTTTAACTACTGCGCTCACGTGGGCACAAACACCATTGATGGGGGCGCTGTAAACGCAACCGACAAAACATCGTTTTGCGCCATGGGGAATACGCCAGAGGTTTGCCCCGTTGAATAAAATACGCCAGCGGTGCGCGAAAACATGACAGATGAAACGGTGCCACCCGAAATAATCACAAAGCCTTTCATGTTTGCGGTGTACGAAAAGGGAGACCCCGCCACCACGATAGGAAGTTCATTACTCGGAGGCGTGCCTAATTCGTTTTGCGTAAAATAGCGATACCAACTAGCGCTATTTTTCAATTTCTCATCGCCACCCGCTAAGATTAGCTCTGTAAAGGTGGGCGGTTGCCTGAATTGCGTGGTACTCAAGAGCCCTCTGCGTACAACGTCGCGCCGATGATGTCTCGCGGCACGGGGTCAGATATCACCGCCTCGTATACCCGATCACGCGCGCGCCCTAACTGGCGCCACATGGCGCGGTTTTTGGTTTGCCCCGCCGCGCCGATGGTGGTCCAATGCTCGTTAGACCACGTGAAAGCCCCATCATCGGACCACCGAAGCATGACCTGAGGGCTTGAGCCTTGCCCCACTTGCAGGCCTACGCCTGGCGTAAATTCAATTTGCAGCTGCGAATGAAACACCCGCTCGCGGTTTTCTCTCTCCCATATCGGAGGCGTGCGGCGAAGCGCGCGCAAGGGTTGGCCCGCATCGGTAAAGAATTGGCGGCTCATCTGGTGCAGCTGCCCCGACTGATAGTCGCCCACGATGCGCACGTCCCCAAAATCCATGTAACAGTTGGAACGGTGACGGTGATAAATGCCGCCCGCAGAATCCCATGAGAGGCGCTTTGCCCACGTCTGGCTAACAAAGTCATAGCACCATGTGATGTCAGCGGTGGGAAAGATGAGCATATAAAAGAGGTGCCCCTCTTCCTCATAGCAATAGCCGATAGCGTCGCTCACCACGGGGTAAGAAGTAATCGCATGTTCAATTGCGTGATTGCTTATGCGCGTGAAACTGTATTGATTCGTGCAGACAACTAGATTTTGGCCCTGCTCATTGCGCCCCAACCAAACCAATTGCGCGCCGCCGCGCGAGATTGAATGCACCGCCGCGCAGCCGATTTGCGGCCCCACGCCTGGGATTCTTTGAAACGCAAAGTTAGCGCCCCCTGCGTTAAACCAGACTTCCGAAGTACGCTCACCGATCAACCACAATTCACGGTTATTCTCAAAGAGCGTTACTAAGTTATCGGTGCTGGAATCTTTTAAGGCAAAGAAGAGACCAGGGAATAGCATCGAATACGGCGCCGGGCCCGTGGTGTAAAAGGTGCGCGTGTTGGGCTGATTTAAAATAAGCCAGCCTTCAATAAAGGCGATGCGCTGCGCACCTAAAAACCCTGCGTCAGTAATGCGCCCGAATACGGGGACGGTAAGGCTTACGGTGTCGGTAAAACTGTTGCCGATCGCGGGCGCCGACATCGTAAGGGTAAGCCCAATGGTGTCGACCGATATCACGGTGGTGCCTGCCGGAATCACCGCGCCCGTATCGGTAAGCGTCGGCGTGTCGGCCACTACCAGGCCATTAGGCAAGTTGCCGGGGAAAGTAATTACATTGGAGCCAATTGATAGCGAGCCCGCAAACGTATTTACAAAGGGCGTCCCGCTGATTAAATAGTAATAGCCGAAGGTGCCATCGACTATCAGTACGTAGCCGCCTAAACCCCCTTGCAATACCCCGTTATCGCGCATCACCACGGGCCCGCTATTCGTTAAGAGCGTGCCGACAGCGGTAGCGCTAAAGGTGGGCGCACTGGTTTGCGTCGCGGGCGTTGCAAGCCTAATTAAAAATAGAGTGTTGTCCGCTACTGCTAGCGCCTGTATGGAACCTGGCAATACCCAAAGGCCGCGCACTTGCCCCGCTTTAAGTGAGGCCACGGGATTTAAACCCGGCGCACCTAATAGCGCGTTAGGCTCTTTCGCATCGCCGTGCGGGTCTTTTTCCAAATACCAATTTATGCAATCTTGCGCATCCTGCAACGTCATGGTGGCTTGGTAGGAATCCCCTACGAAACCAAAATCACCACCCTTAAACAAAGCCGCCCTTCATTACCCAGCCCGCGTCCTGTGACTGACTGCGGACTATCGAGCTATCGAATTTTAAGGTAACCACGGGCGTGTCATTCACGGCGCGGATTAAGTCTTTGGCCTCTTTCGCCTGGGTAATTAATTGCGGGCTTGGCGTCTTGCCGTAGTTGGGCGCAAGTTCAAGTGCCAGTAACTTCTTAAGCGCGCGCGTGTAGCCTTGCGGCAGTGAGTAGGCTGCCGTGGTGGCCGCCCATTCGCTAATAATTAAATCCGTGAAAATGTGCGCCTGATACGCGGCGCCAGGATTTGGGTATACAAATAACTGACCATACGGATAGGTCGGCTGATAGGCCGCGATGTACGGCCATGGCCCTTGTACGTTTTTAAGTAACTCTTCCTTGTAACGGTCGAACGAAACCATTTCAAAGGAATAATCTAAATTGGAATTACCGCTGGTGGTTGCGCGCGTGAAGCCATCGCGAAAACGCAAAGGCCGCCCAATGGGAATGTTGCCGGGCACCGTATAAGTGATGGTGTCAGGATTGATCGAGGGGGTAGCGGTGGCATTGGCGGACATCGTGACGGTGTTAGCGCCGACAGCGGTAACCAAGGTGGGCACAGGAATAAGCGCGGTGCCTGAGGGGAATACGGCGCCTTGATCGGTGAGCGTGGCGCCCACCACTAAATTAGCGGGGATTTGCGTAACGCCCGTAATCACGTTGCTGTTACCCGTGACGGTGCCGACAAACGTACCGCCCACGGGGTTACCTACGCTGTATTGATACTGTCCCGCCACCCAATTAAAAAGCGTTTCAACCTGCGTAAACACAAAGCACTGATCGGTGCTTAGTGAATCGATCAAGTCATTTAAAACATTTAAGCCCGTTTGCGCATCTTGCGGCGCCAAGGTTTCGCCGGGCGAGTACGAATTGATATTAAGCAGCGCGCCCGTGATTAAATCTAAGGCGGTGGTGGCGCTTGCCATTTAGTCGAACACCACCGTAACCACGTCCCCGCCCACCGCTAGCGCGGTTGCGTCCGTGTCTGCCGCATTGGTTGACGCCCAAAAGTATAGGAGCCCCCCGTTATTAAGCGGAAAATTCAAGTGAAAATTAACCCCCGCCACGGGTACCGCAAGGGTAAGTTTCGGGATGGTGGTACCGATGGTGGGCGCTAAATTACTGTTCCCGCTCCACCAGAATTTTAAATAGAACGGCGTGGTTTCGACACTGGTAGCCACCACGGCGAGCAAATCAGATGCGCCGTTAATCAGCGTGCCCGCAACGGTGCCCGTGCCCGTGGTTGCGTGAAATGAGCGCGCCATTTAAAACACGCTGGTGGGCAGTGTCGCGATTCCGCCGTCTACTGCGTTTTCGGATCGCGTAACCTCAATGATGAAGGGTTGCGGTGCCGTGCCGTTAATCGCGGCAATCGTCGCGTTACTCCAAATGAAAGTTAAAACGCCCGCCGCACTTACAAAAATATTCTCTACCGCCGCGCCTGCAATGTTCGTTTGCATGTTCCATGAGATAAGGTCGCCTAGCTGGGTCCCTGCAACCGCAAAGGTTTGCGCGACGGTAGAACTTGCGGGCAGGTTAGGCACCGTGACAAGGGGCAAATAAAGCATTTGTGCAAATAATTCGTTACCGCGTTGCGCGGTTGATCCACCTGGCATACAAAGTCTCCTTAAAAAGAAAAGGGCCCTGGAATTAGGGCCCTAAAGAGGGAACACAAACCAAGCAACTATTTAAGAAAGATCGTAGCCATAGAAAAAGACATCAACGGTCGCGCCAGCAAGGGCGGTGCCGACGTTAATAAATAACGTCTGCGCCGTCTGTGCTGGTGTAATAACGGTGGTGGCAAGCGCAATCGCAGAGCCCGCAGCGCTGTTATTGGTCAGCGCCGCGTTAGCCTTAATCGCAGTTCCGCCCGCCGCTGCCGCCGTGAACACACCAAAAGCAGCGGTTGCAATGCTGCCCGGCACGCCATTAACTTGCCCGTTGGCCGTCACGATGAGCGCAGGCGCATAGACAGACGCGTTAATGATGAGCAAAACCGCCGTATCGCCAGTGCGTAATAAGCTGATACCGCGCGCGGTTGCGAGCAACCGATACGCGTTACCCGCCTGCCCTGGTACGGTGGGACCTAAAGTATTAACGGGCGTGAGCACCGCTAATTGACTCGGCGTTGAAGTTACTGCCGGGCCCGGATTTACATTAGCCATTTAATTTTTCCTTGTCTTGGGTTAGCCAGCAATACGAATGCCGAGTGATCGATAAAGCGATGCGGGCCCGTACAGCACGTCCGCGCGGGTGGGCTCGGAATCGTTATTTATCGTGTACTGCGTAACGCAACGAATCGACATACCTACGTCCTCATCATCGTAAGCACGCACCGCCATTTCCACGCCTTGAGGCAGGGGCAAGTCTGCGAATGCGAGCGCATAGGCGTACTTGTGAAATACCAGGCCTTGAGGAGAGGTAACGTTTGCGTTCGCCGTGCCGCCGTTAACGGTGATGACCGCAGAAGCGAGCGGCGCCGCCGTTACGTTTTGGAATTGGCCGCCAGAAATGACCGCATCGCCAATGGTGAGCGTAA